AAGAGGCTATCAGCGCATGGCAAACTTCTGGGGATTGATTACCGATTTAAGAGAAGGCACTTACAAGATCAGGAGTGAACATAGAAAATATCTACCACAACAACCTAGAGAACAAGATGATTCTTATGATGTTCGATTGAGTCGTTCAACGGTTGTTCCATTTGTGCAGCGAATTGAAAAAATGTTATCGGGGATGCTGGTAAGAAAACCAATAAGGCTTGATGATGTTTCTGATTTAGTACGGGAGCAATTATTTGATGTTGACTTTGAGGGGAATGATTTAAATGTTTGGTTATATCAAACAGCAAGGCAAGCAATAAGCTTTGGCCATGTTGGTGTTTTAGTTGATGCACCAAAAGAAGGTGAAAAGGCAAGACCGTACTGGGTAACTTATCAACCGTCAGATATTCTTGGATGGAGAACAGAGATTGTAGAAGGTGTTAGGAAATTATCTCAACTTAGATTGCTTGAAAGAGTTGTTGAACCAGATGGGAAGTATGGAGAAAAGACAGTTGAACAAATCAGAGTTTTAGAACCTCGTAGCTTTGAAATTCACAGAAAAAAAGATAAGGGTGATTTTTATATCCATGACTCTGGAACCATGAGCTTAGATGAAATTCCATTCTCTATTGCTTATGCAAATAGGGTTGGGCCTTATGAGTCTAGGAGTCCGTTGTATGACATAGCAGAATTAAATTTGAAGCATTATCAAATTCAATCGGATCTTGATAATATTCTTTCTGTTTCTGCTGTTCCTTTATTAGCTTTTTATGGTTTCCCTGCAAGTGCAGATGAGATTTCAGCAGGGCCAGGTGAGGCGTTAAGTTTACCGCAAGAATCAAGAGCAGAATATATAAGCCCTTCTGGGGATAGTTTTGATAGTCAGTTTAGAAGGTTGAACGATATTGAAAAGCAAATTAATACGCTTTCATTAGCGGCGGTAATGGGTTCTAAATTGGTGGGTGAAAGTGCAGAAGCAAAGCGGATTGATAGAAGCCAAAGTGATGCAACGCTTATGGTCTTAGCTCAACAGATGCAGGATTTAGTTGATAACTGTTTGAGGTTTCATTCCATGTATTTGAATGAGCCTAACGCTGGAAGTAGTTTTGTTAATCGTGATTTTGTTAGCGCAAGATTAGAGCCGCAAGAAATACAAAGCTTGTTGCAACTTTATACGGCTGGAACTATTTCACAGAAGACATTGCTTGATCAACTTTCCTCTGGTGAAGTCTTAGCAGATGACTTTGATGTTGAAGAAGAGTTGGAAAGTACGCAATCGGGTGGATTGATTGAGATGGATGCAGCTCCAACTGAAGCGGCTTAATGAATGTCAACTCCTGAGGCGTTTTATAGAGAGGTTATTGATTTAAACCGATATAGCAATTCGGTTGCTGGTCAATATGCAAGAGCTTATAATGACATTATTGCAAGAGCAGCAGAAAGACTTGTTGATATTGAATTTAGGCAGCAGGGAACAATCAACGCCGTTGCACCTGAAACAAGGAAAAGATTAAGGTCACTTATCAAGCAGTCAAAAGATAGTCTTGCAACATGGTCAGGTGAATCTGCTAGGGCGTTCAAGAAAGAGCTTCAAGATTTAGCAGTATTACAAACTGAATTTATCGAAGGTGAATTAAAAAAAGCTGTAGCATCTGGAAATGTTCCTATTAATAGTGTTGCAGTCAGCAAAGGCTTTGGTGATGCTGTTGTTAGTACAGATCCAACAAGGTTGAACTTGTTTGGAAGACCAGAGGAAGAATTTAAAAAGTTTAAAGCTGGAGAATTTGCACTGACCACAAGGCGGGGTGAATTACTGACGCTGCCTAATGGTGAAACTGTAGAGAAAGCATTTAGAGGGATAGCAGCAAGATCAAGTGAAAGATTAGGTGGAGCAATTAGGCAAGGTGTTTTATCAGGCGAAACAAATGTGCAGATTGCAAGGCGATTAATGGGGCGTTTGAATTTTAATGAATACGCAAAAAAAGGAACAAGAGCTTTTGCCTTGGCAGGAAACCAACCATTAAAACTTGCAAATAATCAAATCAAAACGATTGTTAGAACGTCAATCAATCAAGTTAGTAATGCAGCGAGCCAAAGTGTTTATGCTGCAAATAAAGATGTTGCTTCTAAATATGAATATGTGGCAACGCTTGATAGTAGAACAAGTTCAACATGCCAAAGATTAGACGGTCAAAAATTTGAGTATGACAAAGGGCCAACACCGCCACAGCATTTTAATTGCAGGTCTACAACTGTTCCTGTTATTGATTATAAAAACTTGGGACTAACACCACCTGAAGAAACAAAAATCACAACAAGACCAAGTGAAACTGGCCGAGTCCCTCAAAAAGAAAGTTATGGAGACTGGTTATATAAACAACGGGCAAAAGGAACTAATAACAAATTAAAGGCTTATGAACCAAGTGAATTGCAGATTAAAACTTTAGGATTTGAGAAAGCAAAATATTTTAATCGGTTAGCAGCAAAGAGTAATGGTAAGGATGCTTTAAGGCAGGTTATTAGAAGTGATGGAACAGAGTTAACGCTTGCAGATCTAAAAAAGAAATATGGCAAGCCGTCAAGTATTAGATCTGTTCAAGATGTTGTACCTGACGTTGCTACGTTTGAGAAGCTTCCTAAAGGTGAGCAAAGCACAATTAAATTCTTAGATAATCTAAAACTAAATTCTGAAGCAGAACAAAAATATTTCAAATCGGCAAAGGCTTTTAATTTCAAATTAATTCCTAAAGATCAATTTGAAACAATTACTCCAAAGCAATTGGCTCGCAGGATTGAAGATGACAAGATTGCAAAACTACAAAAGAAACTTGATAACAAAGCGAAGAAAGCTTTACAACCTAAAAAAGAAATTAAACGTGATAACAGGAAATGGAATGATCCTAGTTTCCTTGATAAAAACCTTGCAGGTGAATCAAGAACAAGTGCGGTTCGTAAAACTTCAGGCTTAGGTAAGAAAAAATCTGAAGATTTGATGTTTAAGCCAAAGCCAGAAGAAGTTGGCTTAACAAAAGCTAAATTTAAGCAAACAGAAGAAACTATAGGGCAATGGTCAGGCAGTGATTATATGCAATTACGAGGTGTCCAATTAGATCAAGCACAAGCAGTAGGGGCGCAATTAAACCCTGCCCAAATCAAGCACTTAAAAAGGTATAGGGAAATTAGGGCTAGGAATGAAGGGGTTCGTAACGCGTGGGCTAGATATGCAGATCAGATGGAGAATTATATTTCAAAGGCTCCTAAGTGGAAAGGAAAACCGCAAGGCTTGATGGCAGGGCAAAAAGAACCTGATGGAACAATTTTTAGAGGAATAGGTTTCCAAGACAAAAGAATTGTTGAGTCAATTGTTGAATCTTACAAAAGGGGTGATGCCAGTTTAACAATGGAAAGCTGGACTGCAAACAGAAGAATTGCGAGTGGTTTTTCTGCTGATAAACATTCAGTAATGATTAAGCAAGTCAATAAACATGGAACTTCAATTGAACCTTGGAACGGTTTACAAGAAAAAGAAATTCTTCAACCTAGAGGGGTTCGTTATAAGGTTCTTTCTGCCGAGACAAAAGAATGGATAGAAGACGGTGTCGAAAGATCTTTTACAGAAATTACTTTAGAAGCGTATTAATAAGCTTCAGGTGGTTTCTCTGCAACACGGGTTATTTTTATGCCTAATTTTTTCATGTCTTTTGTTATTTCTTCATCCGTCCTTTTGTCTTCAGGGTCTATTGAATAACCCATACTAAGATCTGTAAACCGTTCAGAGGCTCTATCTTCTTTTGCCATGATGGGGTTGAATTGATATAGACATTATTACAGGTAATAGGAGTAGAATCAAATAAATTTCTTTTATCCTTATGTATGGCAAAAAGACACCTAAAAAAGCTATAAAGAAGAAGAAACCTTACAAAAAGTAATCATGGCAAAATCTTTACTTGAAAGATTATCTGAAGCAAAAGGCAAACCAGCCAAAAAAACAAATGAAAAGAAAGTTCAAAAAAGTACCAAAGGATAAAGAAACAGGCGTTGCAAAGAAGTATTTAAGCGGCGCAAAAAATAAAAGTGCTAAAGCGGCTGAGATTAAAAAAACTGCTGCTGCATACAAGCGTGGCGAATTTATTGATATAAAGGCTATATCTAAATCACGCACAAAACAAGATGGCACCAAAAGCAAAACCACTAAGCGAAAAAACAAAAAAGACACTAAAAGAAAAGGCAGATAAAAGCCGTTTTACTTATGGTCAATTGGCTTCTGTTTATCGCAGAGGGCAAGGTGCTTATCTCTCTAGTGGATCAAGGAATGTACCAATGGCTGCATGGGCGATGGGTCGAGTAAATAGTTTGATTAGTGGTAAAGGTGGTGCACGAAAAGCGGATTCAGATATATTGGCAAAAGCTAGAAAAAAGAAAAAGTGAAATTAACAACTAGGCAAAAAAATACTTTAAAAAAACATCAAGAGACTCATGGACATACAAAAGCGCACATGGATTTTATGAAACGTAAAATGAGAGAAGGTTTAAGCTTTACTGAGGCGCATCGTTTAGCCATGAGGAAAACAGGAAAATGAGCATAAAGAGAGGCGGTCACACTTTTGATCGTGTTGATAAACCGATTAGAACACCGAGCCACAAAAGCGGAAAGTCTCACGCTGTTGTAATCAAGCAAGGTGATGGATATAAATTAATTCGTTTTGGTATGCAGGGAGCAAAGACCC